GGACACGGCGGTCACGACGTCGTCGAGCAGCTCGGTGTCGGCCAGGTCGGACAGTCCGGCGTAGGTGCGGGCCTCGGCGGTGGTGAGGTAGCCGTTGGTGATGGTCACGACTGGCCCTCCTGCGGGCGGACGATGTAGCCGACCTCGGTCGACAGTGCGATGGTCCTGCCCTGGTCCATGAACCGGCGGACGAGCTCGAAGTCCTCGCCGCGGAACGTGGCCGGAGGACCGGCGATGAACGGGTTGGCCCGCCACAGGTCGGTGCGGACCATGAAGCTGATGCCGACGTTGCCGTGGTCGAGCGGCCAGCCGGGCCGGGGCACGGGACCGAGGACCGGGTGCGCCATCGTGTGGATGAGCATGTCGACGGCCGGGTGCATCTCGACGCCCCGGCGGTAGACGTCGGGGACGAGGACGTCGTCGTCGTCGCAGAACGCCACGAAATCGGTCCAGACGTGCTCGGCGGCGGCGTTGCGCACCAGGCCGGGGCAGCCGAGGTCGACGTGCAGGTCGGCCTCGACGTGCGGTGCCCCGTCGGCGACGACGAGCACCTGGTCGGCGAAGGCGATGGCGGACGACACGGCCCGGCAGAGCGACGGGCGGCCGACGGTCGGGACGACGACGCAGATGGTGGCGCTCATCCGACGACCGGGTCCCGCCACCACACGGCGTGGACGACGACGGCGAGGAGCAGCCAGTGCGGCGGTACCAGGCCGGCGGCTGCGAGGCAGACGACGGGCCCGGCGGCCATCTGGTAGAGCCGGACGGTGTCGGTGGCCACCACGAGCTGCCCGTAGGCGAGGCCGACGGTGGCGAACAGCTGCGGCGTCGGGGCGAGCAGTGCGGCCAGGCCGACGCCCCAGGGCGCCACCATGAACCATGCGCTGCGCCACTGGCCACGGTGGTGCTCGAGCGAGCTGCGCACCGGGTGGTCGTGCACCCGCTTCAGGAGCGGCTGTGCGGTGACGGCGTCGACGTCGTGCTTGCGGACGACGGCGGCGACGAGTGGTGCGACAAGGCCGACGAGGGCGAGGGGCGTCCACGCCCACAGCGCCACCCAGACCGGCATGGTCTCCTTGATGCACGCCGCCCAGACCACCAGGACGACGCCGAGGACGGGCTGGCCGTTGGTGAAGCAGGCGGCGGCCCAGATGCCGACGGCCATGGCGGGCAGGTCGACGCCGACGGGGCGCACCGAGTGCGGGCCCCAGACGCCGGGCAGTGCCACGAGGAGCGCCGCAGCGGCTGCTGAGACCGCCCAGGACGCTCCGGTGCCACGGGCCCAGAACACGGTGCCGGAGGCCAGCAGCGGCCACGAGAGGCCCCACACTGCCCACCAGAGCTTGAGGTCCTGTCCGCAGAGCGCCGGCAGCAGCCAGCGCAGGTGGAACGGCTTGGCGACCGGCTTGCCGTCGGCGGCGAGCCAGTAGCGCGCCGCGTCAGGCCCGAACGTTCTCATCGACCGTGGAGACGTGCAGCGTGTCGAGGTCGACCGGGTTGGTCCTGGTCTCCGACGGCCACCAGACCTTGGGGCCCTTGTGGTGGCCGACGTGGGCGGTGGTGTCGACGTAGACCTTGTGGTCGGTCAGCTCCTGCAGGCGCAGGCAGAACGAGATGTCCTCGCCGAGCGCCCACTCCTTGCCGGTCTTCGAGGTGACGACGTCGAACCCGAACCAGCAGTTGATGCTGCCGCCGGACCGCTGCTGCATCTCCTCGAGCACCGAGCGGTGCACCATGAGGCAGCCGGTACCGGTAGCGGCGACCTCGCAGACCGTTCCCTCGGGCCAGTCGAGCAGCACCTGGGTGATTGTGTCGTCGTCAGCGGCGAACAGCGTGGTGAGCGGCCCGTCGGCGGTGACGATGACGCACAGGCCGCCGAGGACCCGCAGGTCCATCTGGACGGCCCTGGCCACCATGCGGTGCATGAGGTCGGGCTCCCACACCATGTCGGCGTCGAGGAACCACAGCCAGTCGGCACCGGCGTACGACTCGTTCGACAGGAACTCGTCGACAAGACGGTTGCGCGCCTTGGCCAGGTTGGCCGTGGCCTCGACGCACAGGTAGTTCTCGAACAGGCGCAGCTCGACGGGGTTCGGGTGCTCGGGGCACCCAGCCTGTTCCCAGAGCGCGACGCCGCGCTCCCGGTCGTAGACGTCCATCTCGACCAGCGACCGCAGCCAACGGCTGCTGATGTCGTGGCCCGTGCTCGGGAAGGCCACAACGACCTTGCCCAGGAGCTCTTCGTTCACGGGTTGCCCTCCGTAGCGACAGCGATGACAGCGGGGTGACAGCGAGAGGGACCGGTGCCGCTGTCAAGCACCGGCCCCTCTCGGTTGGGTCAGCCGATCAGCTGAGGACCTGCTTGAAGCCGGTGCCCTGCAGGTTGCAGGTCGCGACGGGGAAGCGGCCGGCGGTGAAGGCCGAGAAGCCGTAGGCCACGAGGCGCACGCTGAGCTGGTCCGCGAGGACCTCCTCGAGGCGCAGGCCGATCGGGGCGGAGCCGTCCTCCATGTGGAGCACGTCGGCGCGGCGGGTCACGATGATCCGGTCCTCGTCGGTGCTGGCACCGAGGTTGGTCGGGACGCCGGCGTCGACGACGACCGGAATGCCCGCCACGGAGCCGACGGCGCCGTAGCCAGCGGCCACGCCGTTGCCGACGGCGTTGAAGCCGGGGCCGTCCACCTGGACGAGCGGCCGGTTCGACGAGTCGGACTGGGCGCACAGCCACGCCCAGCGGCGGGGGTGCATCACGATCAGGTCGGCAGCGGCGTAGCGCGAGCTGTTGACCTTGCCGATCGCGTTGTGGAGCGAGGCCACGAGCGAGGCGCCGGTGGTGCCGGTCCACGCTGCGGTCTGGACCGACGTGGTGTTCAGGATGCCGAAGTGGGCGCCCGAGGTGCCGTCACCGGTGATGGCCGAGACGTTGGTCTTGGTCGCGTAGTCGGCGGCAAGGTCGGCGAGCAGCAGCTCGGCGATGCCGGCGCCACGCTCGACGGCCTGACGGGACAGGACCTGCTGGCCGGCGAACGTGCGGACCGGGACGCTGAGCGTGTCGGTGGTCTCGGTCGTGTTCGACACGGCGGTGTTCTCGGTCGCCTGGGCGGCCACGGTCGTCCCGGCGGTGGCCCGCGGGATCGAGATGGTCATGCCCTGCGCCGGGAGCGCCACGTTGGTGACGGCCGACAGGAACGGGCGGCCCGACTTGAGCGCCGGGGCGAACAGCTCGGTCAGGTACTGCGGGACGACCAGCGCACCGAAGTTGCCGGTGGTCGAGCGGTACTCGGAGAGCATCTCGGACCGGTTGCGCTCGAGGCGCTCGGCGGCGGCACGGTCGCCGTCCTTGGCGGCGAACGCGTCAGCCAGGAAGCTGTGCTCGCCGTCGGGGCGGTAGGTACGGGCCTCGGACACGACCGCGATCTGCGGCTCGGCCTTGGCCAGGTCGGCGCGGATCTCGGCCGCGGCCTCGTTGCGCTCGTTGAGCTCGGACATGTCAGCCTCCTGGGCCTTGAGCGCCTCGAGGCGCTCGTCGATGGAACGGAGCTCGGCGCGCGCGGCGTCGAACTCCAGGGTCTCTTCGGGGGTGAGGTCGGTACGGTCCTCGGCCTCGACTGCGTCGAGGATCGCGGTGACCTTGGCCTCGGCGCCCTCGCGCTCGTCGAGCGCGGCGGCGATCAGGGAGCGGATCTGCTCCAGCATGGGGACTCCTAGGTGGGAGATGGGTAGGACCACCGGGTGCGTCCAGGTGCCGACCAGGTGAGCCGCAGGGCCCGGCGTGGTCGGCGGCGTGGTGAGCGGCGCGGTGTTTGGGCTCAGGCCCGGCGGAGCCGGTCTGCCTGCGCCCGTGCGACGTCGAGGCTGCGGCCGGTGACGACCTCGTCGGTCGCCTCCTCTGCCGGGGTCTCGTCGTTGCGGAGCTTCGCCACCGTGGCCGGGTTGGCCGGGTAGGTGACGACGGAGACGTCGAAGAGCTGGACCTCACGGATGGTGCGCAGCGAGTAGTCGCTGCTCCACTCCTGGCGGTTCTCGCCCTTGGGGATGCGGAAGGCGAATGACATCTGGTCAAGGTCGCCGCGGTTCATGGCGGACCGCAGCTCCTGGACCGTCGGGTTGGCCGGGTCGAGCTCGGCGCGCACCTTCAGGCCGACGTCGTCGGACTTGAGCTGCAGCGTGCCCTCGCCGCCACGGCTGCGAGCCAGCGGCACGCCGTCGTGGTTGACCAGGAGCCGCACGTCGGCCTCGCCGGCGGACTTGGCCGCGGCGCCACGGGCGATGACCTCGGTGAACCCGCCGGCCTCCGGGCCGCCGCCGATGTCGTAGCGGTACTCGTAGACCAGGGCGTAGCCCTCGAGGACCGGCGTCTCGCCGTCCATGCGCAGCTCGACGTCGGCAAGGCGCCGGTGCTCGAGCTCGGGGACCTCGATGCCGTCGTCGGTGCGGCGGTACTCGTCGTTGATGGTCATGTCGGACCTCATGGGTTCGTCGGTGCCCTCCGACTGGCCGCCGGGCAGGAGCGCCTCGGGGATGATCCAGAGCTTGCAGACGCCCTCGGGGGCGATGTCGCCGTCGACGACCTCGCACGCCCGTGCGCCCTCGTACAGGAGGCAGGACGAGCAGACCATGCCGTCGAACGGCGACTCGGCGACGTAGTGCGCGCCGTCGGGGCCGGTGCCCTGATCGAACTTGCCGAACAGGTCGACGACGTCCTCGTAGGCGTCGTAGAGCGCCTTCTGGCGCGGCGTCACCGGGTAGATGGATTCCGGCATCTCGCGCGTCTCGTCGGTCATTACATCTGCTCCTGGGCGGGTGCCGGCTGCTCGGGCAGCGGCGGAAGGTCCTCGATCTGGCGGACCTCGTCGACCGTCTTCCAGCCGGCGGCGATGGCCGAGGCGTGGGCGTTGTACCGGTCGAGGGTGGTCATGCGCAGCAGGGCGTCCCGGGTCGCCTGGACGTACTGCGGCCGGGGCAGCAGGTCGGTCAGGCCCGACTCGAGGATGCTGAGCACCGGGTCGATCGAGTAGCGCAGCAGGTCGACGGCACGGGACTCGACGTTCGAGTACGTCATCGACGCACCGGACTCGCTGCCGACCATCTCGGGCGGGACGCCCATGAACCGGCAGACGTCCTGCACGGAGACCTTCTGGGCGTTGAGCCACTCGGCATCCTGCGGGGCGATCGAGATCGCCTTGTACGAGAAGCCCTGGCCGAGCACGGCCACGCCACGCTCGCCGGTCACGGCGTGCTGCCAGCGGTCCTTGATCGCTGCGGCCTGCTCAGCTGTGAGCTCGGCGTCGGTCTCGAGCGTGCCCGTCGGGATGCCGCCCGAGGTGAACCACTGCGAGCCGAACTGCTGGGCCGAGACGCCCATGCCGACCGACTGGCGGGCGGCCGTGAGGGCGCTCATGCCGATCGGCGAGCCCGGCATCGTGTTGATGGCCCGGTGCCAGATCGTCGACGGGTCGACGTCGACGCCGCCGACCTTGTAGGTCACGGTGTCGGTCCGCCAGTCGTAGTCGGCGGCGACGAGGTCGGGGTGCAGGATCTGCACCGCGCTCGGCAGCGCCAGGTTGTTCCGGCTGACGACCAGGCCGAACACGTTGCCGCGCAGCACGAGCGAGTACACGGCCTGCGACAGCCACGACGCCAGCGGCTGCGTGCCGTTCGGCTGGCGCAGGATCTGCGGGTCGGGGATGCGGGTGTCGATGCCCCCGGCCTGCCGGTAGGCGTGGAACGGCAGCGTCGAGATCAGCCGGGCGTACAGGCTCGAGCACGCCCACACGGCCGAGTGCGTCAGCGCGACCGAGTCGGACACGTTCGGCGTCTTCGGCGACAGGCGCATCATCTGCGCCGCCTGGACGAGCTCGGCGGCCGACGGGCCCGAACGCTGCTCGGGCTTGTTGAGGAAGAGGCCCATGTCAGCGACGCTCCAGCAGGATGCCGAGGCCGACCAGCAGCAGCCCCGTGACCAGGAGACCGAGGCGCAGGTCGACGGTCCACGCGGCAGCGGCCACGAGGGTGGCGCCGAGGAGCTCGATGGCGGTGGTGAGCTTCGAGCGCATGGACCTACCAGACGGCGAGTAGCGGGTCGGGCGTCTCTGCCTCGACCTCGGGTTCGATCGTTGTCACGCCCCACAGGGCGAGGGTCGCCGCCACGAGCGGCGAGATGTCGACGGCGGACGAGCTTCGGGAGAACGCCCAGGCGTCTCCGAGCTTGCGCTTGGCCGCACCGGCCACCGCAGCGGTCAGCTCCGGCTGGCCGAGGTGGCGGACCTTGTCGTTGAGCACGGCGTCGAACAGGCGGCCGCACGCCTGAGCCATGTCCCGGCTCGACGTGGTCACGACGTTCACGCCGGCGGCCTCGAGCTCGGGGATGACCGTGGACGCCGGGCCGACCTGGTCGACGACGACGGCACGGGGCTTCCACTTGTCCCAGAGCTGGATGATCCGCCCGACCACCCAGTCGGTCCCGGCCCGCCGGTCGACGAGCTCGACGACGTGCTTGTCGCCGGGGCCGAGGCCCGCCACGGCGACCGAGGCGTGCTCACGGTCGGGTGCGAAGTCCACGGCGAAGCACACGTCGTCGCCGGGCGACGTCTCCTTGTCGGTGCGCCGCTCCCACGTCGAGACGGGGATCGGCGCCGACGTGATGCCGTGCGTCCAGCGGTTCAGGTACGCACGCTCGAACTCGGCGAGCTCCATCGACGTGAAGTCGGAACGGATCACGTCGAGGTCGATCGTGTGGCCCAGCGCCGGGTGGCACGACTGCCAGGTGACCGGGTCGGCCGGGTCGAGCTCGTCCTCGGCGGACCACTCGAAGAAGCACACGCCGTCGGTCACGCCCTTGGCCACGGCCTCCCGGCCACGGTCGACCTTCTGGCGCAGGTAGGTGCTGTCGGCCGTGCCGGCGGTCGACACGATCCACAGCTGCGGCTGGTCACGGGTCACCATCGACGGCTTGAGCGCCTGCTCCATGCGGGCGTCGACCAGGTGGAACGCCTCGTCGAGGATGCCGAGGTCCGTCTGGCGGCCGTGGCTCGACGTCTCGTGCGTCGCTGCGATCGTGTGCAGCGAGCCGTTCGCCCAGCGGATCGCCTCGGAGCCGTTCGACCGGCGGACCGTGAACAGCGCCCCGAGCTCGGAACGCTCGAGGGCGGCGACGTGGCTGTCGGTGAACTGCAGGTACGCGTCGTTGCGGGTCTGCGCCGTGTACACGATCCGCTGGTCCGGCCACTTCGTCGCACGCCACGCCATGAGCGCCAGCTGCAACGTGGTCTTCCCGGCCTGGCGGGGGATCGTCAGCACGCACTCCCGGTACACCAGGCGCTGCGTCGACGGGTCGTACTCGAGGGCGACGTCGGCGACGTGCCGCTGCCACGGCATCAGCTCGAAGCCGATCATCTCGGCGATGGCCGCGACCTCGCCGCCCCACGTCGGGCGGTCGGTCCTAGCGGTGCTCCACCTGGGCAGACAGGCGCGCGGCGAGCTGGTCGAAGGCATCGTTGACGCCCGTCTCCTTGGTTGACAGCAGTTGGATCGTCGCCCGGTACTCACGGGCCACCGCCGCCAGGCCGGAGCCGGCGTCGGCGTCGAGCGTCGCGGCGAGCGTCATGGCGAGCGAGGCCAGCGCCTCGAGCTCGGCGGTCCAGTCGGCGTCCTTGCGGCGCTGCGCCAGGAGGGCCTTGAGCTTGCGCGTGTTCATGGCCCTCCGTTGCAAGTTCTTGCAGCCGCCCGGCGGCCCGGCCGGTCGACCTCGAGCGGCACCCGCTCAGACCCCTTTGTTTGCAAGGGTTCTCGTCACGCACCCCGGGGAGAGAGTCCAGACGGC